CCACGCGTGACGGCGAACCAGTCAGCCGCTTTCGTGACCGAAGGTTCAACGATCACCCCAGCCGATCCGACGATCTCGTCAATCACCCTCTATGCGAACAAGATCGCCAGCCTGACGCTTTTGTCGGCTGAACTTGTCCGCGATTCTGGATTTGACATCCTCGGCACAGTGGGCACCCAGGCGGGGGCCCAGATTAGTTTCGTTAGCGGTTCAGCGATGACCATCGGCACCGGCACGGTTCTGCCACAGGGCTTCGTCTCTGCGGCAACGGGCTTGAGCACCGCAACAAAGGCAGGCACCGTCTCGGCGACCTTCTTTGATGCGCTTGACCTTGCAACCGTCCTTTACTCGCTCAATCCTTCGTATCGCAACACCAACACTGTTTGGCACGCGGCTACGACGGCAGTGAGCAAGCTCCGCAAGTTGCAGGATCTCAACGGGCAGTTTGTCTTCCAGCCGTCAATGGCGGCTGGTCAGCCTGACACCCTGATGGGATACCGACTCAAGGAGAATGTCCATATGGCAGCGGTGGCTTCGGCCTCCAAGTCAGTGGCCATTATCCACGAGCCTTCGTACTATGTACGAGAACTCCCGATTGAGGTTGCGTCGTCAAGCGACTACCTCTTCAACACAAACCAGATTGCGCTACGCACTCTGTATGGTGTTGACGGAAACATCCCTGACCTGAACGCGGTCAAGGTGCTCGTCTCGGCGAACACCTGATCCTAGCGATCTAGGCTCAACCCTCCCGTCGGGCTTCGGCTCGGCGGGAGGACAAATAACAGGAGGAGGCAGCACCGTGAGAATCGGTTGGACATCTAACGCGCCGTGGGCACCCACGGGATACGGCACACAGACGAACGAGATCGTCCCGCGCCTTGCAGCCGATGGGCATAAGGTCGCGATAATGGCGAACTACGGCTTCGCTGGCTCCACGATGGAGTGGCGACCTGGCATCCCCGTGATGGGACAAGGGCTAGACGCCTACAGCAATGACCTCACGCCCGCGCAGATCGGCAACTGGATCAACCAGACGACCGAGGATGGCGCAGGGCTGGGCATCTCTCTCTACGATGTCTGGGTATACAAGTCGCCGCAGTGGGACGAGATCCCAATGGCGTCGTGGACGCCTGTTGATCACAGCGTCGTACCTGAAGAGGTCAAGGCGTGGTTCAACCGTAAGGGCGCAGGCAAGTGGGCTATCGCGATGAGTCGCTTTGGCGAGCGCGAACTGCTTGATGCTGGACTAGAGCGCGACCGACTCTTCTACGCGCCGCACAGCATTCCGCTTGACATCTTCAAGCCTACGCCATCCAACATCCGCGCCGACCTGAATATTCCAGCCGACGCGCACCTCACGATTTGCCCGCAGGCGAACAAGGGCGTCACCCCGATCCGCAAGGCGTGGCCCGAACTGCTCCTCGCGTGGAGCCGCTTCGCACAGAAACACACCGATGCCTACCTCTACCTTCACACTGAGATGTTCGGTCTCGCTAACGGCACGAAGTTGGAGCGGCTGCTCAAGGCGGTCAACGCCCCGATGGATCGGGTGCGAGCCGTGCCGCAGTTCGCCTATCGGCAGGGGCTGGATCAGGCGGTGCTCGCCAAGTGCTACACTGCAGCCGATGTGCTCCTTCAGCCCAGCAAGGGCGAGGGCTTCGGCATCCCGACAATCGAGGCGCAGGCGTGCGGCACGCCCGTGATCGTCACGAACTGGACGGCAATGCCCGAACTCGTGGGCGTCGGCTGGAAGGTCGGCGGTCAGCCAGAGTGGGATGAGCTGCAGACCGGCTGGTGGATGACCCCGAATGTTGACGAGATCGTAGACGCGCTGGAGCAGTCCTACGCGCTCAAGGCTGACACCGAGAAGGCGAAGGCAGCGTCCGAGGCGGCGGTTGCTTTCGCATCTAACTACAGCACCGAGAAGGTCTACGCCGAGAACTGGCGTCCGATCCTCAAGCAGATCGAGTCTGAGATCCCGAAGGCGAGCGGCCTGAACCGCGAACAGCGGCGAGCCGCCAAGCGCAAATGAGCGTCACGGTTGTCACGGCAACGCTGCCTGAGCGGGAGAAACTGCTCAAGCGAGCCGTTGATTCGGTGCGAGAGCAGATCCTCCAACCAAGCGCACACCTGATCGGCGTGGATTATGCACGACGCGGCGGCGCGGCAATGAAGAACGATCTGGCTTTTGCCGCGCAGACCAAGTGGATCGCGCTGCTAGACGATGATGACTACCTCTACCCCAATCACCTGTCCTCGCTCGTTGAGGCTGCGGAGCGCGACGGATCTGACATCGCCTACTCCTACGATGACGGTGCAAGGATGTACCGCGTCGGCTTTGAGGCGAACGCGCTGCGATCTAGCAGCATCGTCAGCCACAACGCCATCGTTCGCACCGCGCTCTTCAGAGAGTTGTGCGGCTTTGATGTCATCAAGGGCTACGACTGGCACTTCTGGGTCAAGGCGCTCAACCACGGCGCGAAGTTCACACTCGTGCAAGAAGCGACCTGGTTCTACGATCTCAGCAACGAATGGAAGCACGAGAGCCGACCGTGATCGTCATCCTCGCCGCTGGCAAAGCATCACGGTTAGGCGGCACGAACAAACTGCTCGTGGAGGCGGCTGGGCTGCCCGTGCACGAGTGGCACCGGCGTGCGGCTGGCAAACAGCCGACCTACGCGGTTGTGAGGCGAGACGACGAGAAGTCGGTGCTCAGCGCCGCTCCCTGGCTGGCTGGGGTGATTCCCCACGATGAGGCAGACGGCCCGTCTGGGGCGCTCCTGAGTGCCTCTACGGGGCTTCCAGGCGGCGCGCTCACCGTGCTCTTCGCCGATACCCTGCTCCCGCAGGTGCCAACGCACGATGGCGACTGGGTGGGTGTAGCTGCGGCACCGTGGAGAATCTGGGACTACTACGACGCTTCCACCGAAGGCGGCTGGACGCGCGGCATTCCCGAAGTGCTTGTATGCTGCGGCATCTACCGCTTCACCAATCGCGAACTCCTCAATGACATCTGCTATGACCTCAAACTCGGCTCAACCAATGAAGTGCATATGGCTGATGTTCTGAGGTCGTATGCACCTCACCAGCCGCTCACGGAACTCATCGTGTCCGGCTGGCAGGATGCTGGCGACCCTGACGCGCTCAAGCGTGTCCAACCAATCAAGGAGACCTGATGGCAATCACGAACGGCTACACGACCGGCTCTGCGGTCAAGACGGCTCTGGGCATCATTGACGCAACCTCGGACACCGAGTTGGAACTCGTGATCGAGTCGGTCAGCCGCCTGATTGACGATTATTGCGGGCGATTCTTCTATCAGTCCGCTGCATCCACCGCCTTCTACACGGCGCAGGACTATCTCGTGCAGCCGATTGACGACTTCGCCAGCGTCTCCGCGATCACGACTGACGGCGATGCCAACGGCACCTTCAGCACCTCGTGGGTCATCAACACCGACTGCGCGCTTGCGCCGTTCAACGCAGCGACTACTGGACGACCGTTCACCGAGGTCATCGCGCTCACCGAAGGCGCGAACACCTTCCCTGTGGAGATCGTCAAGGCGGTCAAGATCGTCGGAACACGCGGCTGGCCTTCAGTGCCCAAGCCCGTAGAGATGGCAACCATCATCCAAAGCGGGCGTATCTTCAACCGACGCAACACTCCATTCGGAATCGCAGGATCGCCGGAAGTGGGGCAGATGCGTCTGCTCGCACGCCTTGACCCTGATGTGGAGCAGATGCTGCGCGCCTACCGCGTCGCAGCCCAGGCGGTCTAAATGGCGCTGGATACCTACGCCATCGGCACGGCGCTCGCCGCTCGATTCTCGGCTGCCAACACGACGCCCCCTGCGGGCTACGACGAGGTGCGGCTAGCGACGGCGAACCCGCCTGATATGATCTCGGTGTTTCCGTCCGTGGTGGTCTTTCCCCCTTCCACCACGGCGGAATACGGCCCCAATCGCCTCGTGCGACAGATTCACCGCTTCCCCGTGCGCTTCTATGTGGCAAAGGGGATGGGCACCGACCGTGCAGTCAAGGCGCTCTACGCCTGGCGCGATGTGCTCGTAGAGGGCGTGGTCAGCGATATGCAGCTCGGCTTGCCGAATGTCGTCGTCAAGGCACTCGTGCCGGATATCCGTATGGGAGAATCCGAGTACGGCGGCGAGATGTTCGCCGTGATCGAGATGCAGGTGGAAGTGACGACTCGCGAAGTGCTGAGCACGATCGCCCCGTAATGGCAGAAACCAAAGTCTCTTTCAGTATCCAATACAAGACCGAAGCGACCGAGCGCTACTTCTCGCAGTTCTATGGTTCTGAACTAGAGGCAGTGCTTGAGGCAATGCGCGATGCTGCTGGTAAGGCGATGCAGCCAGTCTTGCAGCAGTCGTATCTCTCTAGGGGCGTTGGTCGTAAAACAGGGAACCTGTATCGCTCAATCAAGCCAGTCAAAATCAAGCGACAGCCAGGCACCATCGGCGTCATTGCTGGCCCGATTCCAGGCAAGCGCGGCGGCAATCATCGCCATCTGATTGAGTTTGGCACGGGAGCGCACCGTATTTATCCGAAGGAAAATGGGATTTTGCGAGCAGCATTCGGCTATGCCAAGTTGGTTGAGCACCCTGGTGGTCGAGCAAAGCCGTTCGTCACACCAGCAGCAGCCAGCGCATTGGAAGCAGGTCAGCAAGCGGCTGACGCAGTTCTTGGAAGATACTTGGAGAAGGCAAACGCCCTCTCCTCTGTAGAAGAAAGTTAGGAGAAACAAATGGCAGTCAACCAGTTACTCAAACTCGTGGGAGCGCTTGAATCAACGGCTGGTTCCGCTGCCACCGCAACCCGAGTCCTCTACGCGAATGAGGCAACCCCTTCACAGGAAGTCACGAGCATCGCTAACACGACGCTTCGCGGCACCTACTTTGAGGCGTATGAGATCAACCCTGGCGTTGAGCGCAACGGCTTGAACATCGCAGGGCCAGTCCTCTACAGCCAGATTCCGTTCTGGCTTGAGAGCAGCGTCAAGGGCGGCGTCACGCCTTCCGGCACCGTCGCGCCATACACCTGGACTTACAGCCCGAACAGCGGCACGGCGAACGCGCCGAAGACCTTCACCGCTGAGTGGGGCTGGGCAGACGGCGGCACCGTCGTCCCAACCTACAAGTTGGCTGGCTGCGCCACGGACGAACTGAGCATCTCCTATGTCAAGGACGAGGCGGTCACCTTCACGGCGACAACCATCGCCGCAGGCACGGTCGCGCTCGGAACGGCATACAGCGCCTCACCAAGCGATACCACACAGGTCAGCGTGCTCGGCGTAGACGCAGCCGTCTACATTGACGCCACGACGATCGGCTCAACCGCCGACACCTCGGTGCAAGAGGCAACCTTCACGCTCACGCGCGGACTCGTCCGACGCGAAGTGCTTGACGGCACCTCGGCAGCTGTGGATACGGTGGCTCCTGTTGCGCGACAGGCGCGACTTGAGATCGTCCGATACTTCACGAACCGCAACGAACTTGATCAGTTCCTGCTCAAGAGCGAGCGAAAGATTCGTATCTTGTCCACAGGGCCAACGCTCGGCGCGGGCACCTATGAGTTCCAGTTGGACTTCTATGGTGTGGCAGACACTCACGAGATCGCGGAAGTTGATGGCGTCATCGTGGCGAACATCACCTATCGTGGCATCGTGGACTCGTCCGCTGCAACGGACTTCTCCATCGTGGTAAAGAACAACCTCGCAACGATTTCCTAAGCAGGACAAGGAGGCTAAATGCTAAAGGCAAAGACGACCAAACTTGAGTTGGCTGGCGATCTCGCTGGTCACTGGGTTGAAGTTAGAGAGTTTACTTGGGGCGAGATCAAGGCTATCCGCGCCGCAGACTTGAGCGAAGAAGAGAGTATGGACAAGATGCTTGCCCTGATCTCCTCGCACAATCTTGGCGTGGGTAGTCTTGACGACCTCCCACTCAGCGCGATGACCTTGATTGCGTCTAAGATGCGCGACTGGATTGAGGAACTTACACTCCCAAAAGAGCAGGGCAGCAACTCCGTACAGCCCTCGCCAGAACAGCAATAAACCCCGACGCGAAAGCGCCGGTGCCGCTTGAGTACGCGCTAGACGCGCTGGCTCAGCGGTGGGGCGTCGCGCCGTGGGAACTGGAAGAGGCTCCTGGCGAGTGGGTGCTGCGTGGCTTGGAGTTTATGCGGATTGAATCGTCGGTGACGACGAGAAAGGCGGGCAAGCGTGGCTGAACGAACGACGACACTCGCCTTCATTCTCAAGGACTCCGCCTCTAAGGGGATGCGCGAACTCAATAAAACAGCGCGCACGCTCGGCAAGACAGCGGGCACGCTCAACGCTCCGTTTGCCGCAGCCGCGAAAGGCTTTGCGATTGCGGCAGGCGCAGCCGTCGCCGTGGGCGGCGCGATGTTCGCAGCGGCTAGGGCCGCAGCGGAAGAAGAAGCCTCAATCAAGAGGCTTGATACCGTCCTCCAAGCCAACACTGAGGTCACCGACGAACAGCGTAAGGCGATGGATGCTGCGATTGAATCGCGACAGAACCTTGCCTTTAGCGACGATGCGCTCCGAGATTCGCTCTCGCGCCTTGTGCCACGAACAAAAGATGTCACAAAGGCAATGGAGTTGCAGGCCATTGCAATGGACTTTGCAAGACTCCGCGAGATTGACCTCAAAACTGCAAGCGAAGTTGTTGGCAAAGTCTTTAGCGGCAACACCTCTATCCTCACCAGATACGGCTTCACGCTCAAGAAGGGCGCGACCGCGACTGAAGGGCTTGCAGCAATCCAGGCTGCATCAGCGGGACAGGCAGAGGAATATTCTAAGACTGTCGCTGGTGCACTTGAGGCAATCGGCATCGTCGTTGACAATGTGGTTGATGATGTTGGGCGACCAATCCTTGTCCTACTCGCCGAAATCCTTGTCAACTTTAGAGACAACATCTTGCCTAAAGTCAAAGAGTTTGGTGTTGCTTTTGCTGAGGCATTCGTGCGCGCGATTGAGAACTTGCGACCATTCATCACCACGATGGTCACGCAGGTCTTGCCTGCAATCATCAGCGTCGGCGGTGCCATCATCGGCACGCTCGTCAAGGCGCTGACCGAGGTCGGCAAGTTTATTGGCGACAACGCTGGCCTCGTTTTATCTCTCGTCGCCGCTTACACTGCTTTCACAGTTGCAATCAACCTTGCCGCCGCAGCCGCGCGCGCAAAAGTAGCGGTGATGGCTTTGTTGAACCTATCAGTGCAATCGTTCGGCGGGCCGTTGACTCTCGCCATCGCGCTGATCGCGGCACTCGTGGCTGGACTCGTCGTTGCCTACAACTCAAGCGAAGAGTTCCGCAATGTTGTGAACGCGGTCTTCAGGGCGATCCAGCCGCTGCTCTCGGTTGTGGCTAATCTCGCGCTGTTCATCGGCACGAACATCGTTCGCGCCTTTGGACTCGCGGTCACGGTGGTCAGCGAACTTGCCAAAATCCTCTGGGGTGACGGCAACGGCCCGCTCGCCATCGCGCTCAACGCTATCGGCAAGGTCTTTGACGCTATCACTGCACCGATCCGATTCTTCATCGGACTGGTACAGAGCGCGATTGACATCGTGCGAACCCTGATCAACCTTGCCAACAACCTTCCCTTCGTTGGCGGATTCCTGCCGCGCGGCGGTGCAGGTGGCCCAGCAAGGGAGCGCGGGCGCGCACTCGGCGGCCCTGTAACCGGCGGGCAACAGTATATGGTCGGCGAGCGAGGGCCTGAACTCTTCGT